TCTATTTTATGCAGAACCACCCGCAAGTTTTGCCCCGTTTGAGGTTTTTCCAAATCCGTGTGGGGTGCATACTTTTTCGGGGGATGACAGCCTTTATTTAAAAACTTTCTGCGCGAAGTACCCAGACTCACCATACTGCGTAATACCAGATGATCCAGCAAACTGACTCAGCCGCTAACACGCTAGCTACATTTACAGGCGTCGCCGCCGTAGCGTCATTTGCCACCGCGTGGCAGCCCATCATCTCTATGGCCGTAGGTCTGATCGGTATCATGTCAGGAGTATTGGCAAGTATCTATTACATAAAAGGAATATTTAAGAAATGAAACTACCAGTTAGCTTTGCAGAATTTCAGAAAAATCCAGTAGCCGCAGTCGCTTTCTGCATGCTGCTTGTCGTTGGTTACTTGTACGTGGACTTGAGGTCTGGATACACCGAGCAAATCGAGAAGGCCAACAAAAAGATTGACGCCATGGAGGTCAAGATCGACAAGATGGCCTACGCCCTCAAGAGAAGCGATTCTGCGCTCTCTGCTGCAATAACTGAGCTTAGGATTATAAATACCGTTAAAAAGCTATGAGGACTTTCATCATTGCCTTTTGTTTTTTCTTATTGGCTGTAGAACTTGCATTTCCCGTAGGGGCAGTTACCACTCCTCCAATAGACGAGATTGAGATGATGATGGCAAAGATTCAAAGAAATTTGAGTTTGGCCTCACAGGTAACCAAAGTTGCTCAAACCAAAAGTGCAGCACTTGTTGCACAAAAGCAAGAAGAGAAAGCCGAACTGAAAGAAGCTGTTGTTGTTGCTGAGGCAAAGGTTGAAGAAGTCAAACACGTAGTGGAAGAAATGGAGCACAAGGTTGAATTTTACGCTGTTAAAATGATTGGCAGTGGCGTTGACACCTCTTATCAAGAAGTTAGTTTCGGAGGCCCGATATACGAGGCTTACTTGAACTACGTTGAAGAGGGCGGAAAAGAAGATTTTGAATATTTCAGATTATACATATGGCAGCAAAAGTAAAATCAGAGGCTGCCAAGTGGAAGCCAAAGGCATCGATCAAGCGCCCCGGCGTTGTGTCTAAGAAGAAGAGCTCTTCAATGAAGACATCGAAGAACTACGTCAAGAAATATAAGGGACAGGGACGATGAAAAACGGACTGTACGCAAACATCAACGCAAAGAAGAAGCGGATCGAAGCCGGAAGCGGTGAGAAGATGCGTAAGCCGGGCACAAAGGGAGCTCCGACAGCAAAAGCATTCAAGCAGTCAGCCAAAAAGAAATGATGGAGGGCTTCTTGTTTGGGACGTTGTTCGTTACCTTTACAATAGGAATTTCATATATTATAGGAGAGTACTTAGATGGCAAAGATTACAGGAAAAAACACTAGAGCTGGCAGCAACAAGGCTACCGGAAGAGACTACTCCAAGGAGAAGGCGTACCAGTCGTCACCAGAGCGTAGGAAATACAGGGCAGAGCTTAACGCTGAAGCTCGTGAGCGAGGCATCTACGGAAAGCGTAGCGAAAAGTCTATGGACCTCTCTCACAATAAGAACGGGAAGATGGTGCTTGAAAATAAGTCAAAAAATAGGGCCAGGCAGGGATCGAATGGAAAGTCAACTAAAAAGTAAAGCCGTATATTTGTAGGGTGTTTAGGCCACCTACCAAATATTCCGAGTATCTAGTTGACATAAGAAAGTCTATAGACTATATATTAAAAAGGGTAAACGCATCTTCCGTAAACAAAATCATCGCTGGGGATAACATTACAGTCACCCCAACAAGTGGAGAAGGAGTAGTTACAATCTCTGGTACGACTAATCCAATATCACCAAGCACAACAACGTTAATCACCGAGGTGTACAACCAGACCGGTGCTACCCTCACAAGGGGAACCATTATATACATCAACGGAGCACACGGTAACCTGCCAACAGTAACAAAGGCAATTGCAACTGGAGATGCTACGTCTGCTCAGACATTCGGTTTTGTTAGGGACAGCATCACCAACAACAACAACGGCTATGTTGTGGTGGTAGGAAAACTTCAAAACCTAGACACGCAGGCCATAGCCGAGGGGACTCAGCTATATCTTAGCTCGACAGTTGCCGGTGCGTATACTACAGTCAAGCAGTTGGCCCCAGCACACTTAGTGTACGTAGGTGTGGTAGTCAGGTCTCACCCAACACAGGGCGTGATCGAGGTGAACATCCAGAACGGATACGAGCTGTACGAGATTCACGACGTAAAAATAACGTCTCCACAGAACAACCAGGTGCTGTCTTATGACTCAGCCACTAGTCTTTGGGTAAACGAGGCAATGTTGCCAGAAACGTACACCTATACGCAAGGATCCCCGGCAAGCACATGGAATATAGCACACACATTAAATAAATTTCCATCTGTAAGCGTAGTTGACTCTGCAAATAATGACGTCATCGGAGATGTTCATTACACAGACCAAAGTAACTTAACAATAACATTTTCGTCCCCATTCTCAGGAAAAGCATATCTAAACTAACATGGCAAAGAAATTTTTAGTCTCCATAGACTTAAACCAAAACGAATTACAAAATGCAAGAATTCAAAATCTTGCCACACCACCATCGTCTCCGGTAGAGGGTCAAATATATTACGACAGTAGTGTTGGCGACAAGTCTATTTATTACTGGGACGGAACTACATGGGTTGACGTTGGGGGCGACTTGAGGTCATTGACGGCAGGTGTAGGTATATCGATAACAGGAACAAGGGACTTGACAATAGGAACCGTTTACGACAACTCTTCTATTGGGATAAACGGCTCTAACCAGTTGTTTGTAAAAAATGGCGGAATAACAAACGCCATGCTTGTGAATTCCTCTGTTTCTATAATTGCTGGTTCGGGGCTTATAGATGGCGGATCTGTTTCTCTTGGTGGGTCAACAACTCTAAACATTGGAGCAGGTACAGGTATTACTGTAAATGCTGACAGCGTTCAGTTGGACACCAGTTCTACTCGTAACACTGATCACTCTGCAGTTACCTTAACAGCAGGTGCAGGTTTGACAGGAGGTGGAGACATTACAGCTTCTCGTACTTTTGCAGTAGGTGCAGGAACAGGTATCACAGTTAACGCAGATGACATTGCGATTACTGGTGCTGGTGCATTGACTAATAACTACTTAACAAAGTGGAACGGGACTGGTTTTGCTAACTCAACCATTACAGATGACGGAACTACGGTAACTATTGGGGGAAACTTAACCGTAAACGGAAACGTAACTTACATTAATTCAAACATTGTAGAGATTGGTGACAACATCATTATTCTCAACAAGGACGAGGTTGGAGCGCCCACGCAGGACGCCGGTATAGAGGTAGAGAGGGGCACATCTCCAAACGTGTCTTTCTTGTGGAAGGAAAGTCTTGGATACTGGTCCACAGTAGACAAGCCATTTCACATTGGATCTATCGCAGCAGCCGGTGGAGCTTACTCTGGGAATCAATACCTAGTCGCCGCTTCTGGAGTTGTTCAATATCTTACAGACTCAGAAATAGCAGCAGACATCATCGCAGGCGTAACTGTGACTGGATCAAATGGTGTAGCTGTAACAGGAAGCGGAACAACGACAATCGGCATTAGCGGTACAAACGCTACTACTAGTGCGGTTGGTGCTGTTGAATTGGCTACCAGCGCTGAGGCTCTAGCGATGTCAAGCTCAACTCTAGTAGTTACTCCGTCGGGGTTAGCCGCTCTTAGGTATGCAGTAACTGGGCCTTCGGCATTGGCCACCAGTATGGTTGTTACTCATAGTTTGGGATCTTTAGACGTAATGGTCGAGGTTTATGAAATATCTACAGGAGCTAGTGTAGAATGTGACGTAATAAGAACTACAACAAACGTAGTTACGCTTGGATTTGCACTTCCACAAGCAATAAACACACTAAGAGTATTGGTTGTTAAGATAGCTTAATGAAAAAATTTTTAACAGACATAGACGTCCTTGGTGGAGAGCAGATAGCAGAGAACTCTGTTCTGCACGGGACGTCCAGTTTGACTACAATTAAATATTATGAAAGAGTATATGCCGCTGGCGGATTTATAGAAAACATTGGTTGCGTAGCTAACAAGATAGGTGATTTTGGAAACGTATTTGCCAACGGATCTGTTTATGGAAAGTTATCTTTATTTACTAGCGGATTTGTCTCTGCTCCACTAGTAAAGACTCAGTCGATTCAAGCAGCTGGATCCTTTTCTATATATGTTGGGTCTGTACAATCTGTTTTTATTAATAGTTCTGGATTTTTGGGAATCAACAAAATTGACCCATCATACAATGTTGATATAAATGGATCTTTTAGAAGTAATGGAGATACGTACGTAACAACCGAAAACGGTAGAATCGCAGGATTTACTGGGTTGATTTCTGGACAAACAATTCACCTTCAGTATGGGGGCGACGTAAACCACAGGATAAGTACGACATACGGGTCTGGGGTAATTATGGATGCGTACCATGGGCTTACGTTAAGGACAAGTCCTGCTAGTACTGGTTCGGCATTAGTAATTAACAATAGAAATTCTTCTCAATATACACAGGAGTGGCAAGTTTCTGGGGTAAATAAAGCATATATAGATGGGTCTGGACAATTCTACTTAGCGGCGTTAGCAATAAATGGCCCAGTGAAGTCTGTCGGAGGGATTATTTCTTCCGTAGCAGGATATAACGGAGCTTTCACAGTGCCAACAAATCCACCCGGTCAACAGACACTGGTTATTCAAGATGGTATTATCGTAAATGTTTTGTAAATTTGTATCATGGTAAAAATAGAGCAGGTAATCGTACCTACAAAACAAGCAGGTGAATACCTTAACATAGTAGCTCTTAATTTTCCAATGAACCCAGATCAGGTAGAGTTTTATTGGCAGCTGCTAACCGATGACACCAGTGGGATTTGTGTGTTAGATGGAAAGTTGTTGATGAACAAACAGACATACGACGGATGGAATAGCGACGACTCTTATGTTGTAAATTGGGCTTGTAATTTACTCGGATTCAAACTAGTATGATAGACTTAAATAAAAACGCAATAGGCCTTGATGGAATAGAAATGCAAGGCATGAACCTTGGCAAGGTGGTAGCTCAAACACTAGTTAGCTCATCTAGTGGAGACCCGTTGAAGTTTTGGCATTGGGCCACAAAGTTGTACAGTGGTGAAGGCTTAGATCTAGACGACAGCGACAAAGACTTGTTAAAAAAATTTATAAAGGATAGCGATGTCTTGACTGTTCTAGCAAAGGCACAAATACTAAAACTAATATGAAAAAAATACTCGAAATATTCAAGGGTGATAATGGTCAACTTTCTAGCAAACGCTTCGTTGGCATTGTCGGTGCCTTCGTATTATTCGGCACAATGGCTCACAACTCACTGAGCCCGCAAGAGATTGCACCCAGTGCTGAGCTGGTAGCTGCTGTAGAGTGGGTGACCATCCTCACGCTCGGTTTCACGTCTATCGACAAGTTTAGCGGTAAGAACAATGCCGAAGGATAAGCCAATACCAAAGACTACAACCGGAAAGGGTGCAAACTACTTGCCTACAAGCAAGGGCGCTGGCATGACTGCTAAGGGAGTGGCCGCATACCGTAAGGCAAACCCAGGATCAAAGCTAAAGACTGCAGTTACTGGCAAAGTAAAGGCTGGAAGTGCTGACGCAAAGCGTCGTAAGTCTTTCTGTGCTCGCAGTGCAGGACAGATGGCAGACTTCCCAAAGGCAGCTGCTGATCCAAATTCACGCCTGAGACAGGCACGTAAACGCTGGAAATGTTAAAGTACGCTGTCGCCATCCTTCTTTTCACATCTTGCAGTGCTAACTGGCACTTAAATCGTGCAATTAAAAAAGACCCATCGCTGCTGAAGGGTGGCGATACCGTATTGGTTCATGACACGGTAATCACCACAAAGGAGCGAGTTCTTTACGACAGCTTTGTTACAACCGAGTACGACACGGTTACCATCGAGGATAGCTTCGTGTACACGCAGGTTATCCGCAAGGACAACGTGATCAAGGTATACACCAAGTGCAAGTCAGACACCGTTCGCATCACCACGAAGATTCCGTTCCAGTTACCACCAAAAGTAGTAAAGGCTGGAATGACAGACGTGCAGACCGCAATTTGGGCAGCGCTGATATTGCTTTTATTAATTATTATCATTAGATTTGTAAGTAAATGAATACACTTGAATCAACCGAATTGGAAAGCTTAAAGGACTTAAACTTTAAAGTTAAGACCCTAAAGGAAGAAATTGCTGACATTGAAGTATCTTTGTCAAGACTTAAGACCAAGAAACAGAGCGCACTGTTCGAGATCGAGGTAGCTGCTGAGGAGCTTTCAAAGTTCCAAGCAGAGCTGTTCGAGAAGTACGGTAACGTGACGATCGACCTAAGTACAGGAGAAATAAAAAATGGGTAACATTAACAACTACACAACCGACACAGCCTTGGTGGGAACCGAGAAGCTGTTGATGTCTGACACCCCTGCCGGTGGTGCAACAAAAAATACCACAGTAGACGCAGTTGCCGACTACGCTTGGACCGCAGGAGCCCCACAGGTGACTCAGGCTCAACGATTGGCATTGGTCGCTACATTGGGTCAAGTAGTATACCAAACAGACGCTACAGAAGGCTTGTATCAATACAAGTCATCTGGCTGGTCAGCTTTATGATTATACGCAAGATATCAGTTGGTGCAGACTACAAGAACGCCATGAACTACCTTCATGGGCAAGACGTTTTGCGTGGTGAATATTTCATCGACTTGATTATTATGCGTGACAATGGATTCATTGAGATTTGGATCAAGAACGAATCTGGCGTGTTGCTGTGGAAATCGTTCAACAACAACATGCCGATATCGATCGAATACGATATAGACTTTTAAATAAAATGAAATCACCGCTCTGCTTTGTAGTAGAGCCTGTTGGCGACAAGCTTTACGACAACACAAATGAAATTGGGCTCATACTGAGCGCATCCAAGGAGGACCACACAGTAACGAACAGATTCGCTACGGTCATCGCCACTCCAATTTTATACACCGGGGAGATTGTTCCTGGTGACACACTGATGGTACACCACAACGTATTTAGAAAGTACTTCGACATTCGTGGCAAGGAGGTCTACGGGCCATCACACTTCAGAGACAAAACATTCTTAATAGAGGACGACCAGTACTTTTTGTACAAGCATGACGGACAGTGGAAAGCTCCACACCCGTATTGCATGGTCAAGCCTGTAGAGAACTACGACGAGGGTGTAATTATGTCTACGGACCTAGAGAAGCCATTGTTAGGAATTCTTAAGTACGGAAATGACTACCTTTACTCAAAGGGATTAAAAGACGGCGACTTGATCAGCTTTCAGCCAGAGAGCGAGTACGAGTTCAAGGTCGACGGAGAGAAACTGTACCGCATGATGAGCAAAAATATCTGTGTAGCGCTATGACAACCGAAAGAGAGTTCAAAGAGAAGATCATCGCTGCCGCAGAGAAGGCAATCGTAGAGCTAATACTGGTGGCTAAAGAACCAATCCTTAATGGTGGCTCAGATACTGACCTGTCTGCCGACAAGCTAAAGAACGCTGCGGCGACAAAGAAGCTTGCCATCATGGACGCGTTTGACATCCTCAAGCGGATCCAAGAGGAGAAGAACATGCTCGACGCACCGGAGGCCAAAAAGACTCCCGACGCTGTCGAGACTAAAAAGGGCTTTGCGGAAAGGTTCTCTAAATGACCAAGCTGTATCAAGTACTCAAAGATGTTGTAAGACCAGAGGTCTTAAACAAAAAGAACAAGGATAAGTCTTGGGAGTACGGATGGGATCCGACGCATGACTTTGTGGTCATATCAAAGGACGGAACCATCGGGCCAATCTACGAGATCAACGGACTTCGTATCGCACTGCCGATGCCGAAGGACATACAGAACCGTGGAGCCAAGTGGCAGCCACAGGAGTACCCCAAGGACTTAGCAAAGATCAAGACCATCTTCGACTGGAACAAGTACGACAACGAGTTCAAGACCAAGTGGATTGACTACATCGAGACAGAGTTCGACAGGAGAGACAAC